TTTTTCTTCCACCAGGCTTAGGCTCAGGAGCACTATGAATCTTAACTGTCACAACGTTATTAAGCTCTTGTATATCCCACCTATCTTGCCTTCTCCAGTTCTTTACAGTAGACTCAGGATCATAGCTTGCTCTCATTGAAAGGATGTCACCCTTAATCCTTGGCATCAATTTCATAAGATTAGGAATGGCTTCATCTGTCTCAGACTGTAAGACAAACTTAATCCCATGCAGCCACAAAGTTCTCATGATCTTACATACCTCAAGACATAATCAGTGAGTCTCACAGTATCAGTCATAACCATTGCAACTGCTGCATTACTATCTGATAACCAAATAGGAATCTCTTCATCAAGAACCATTGACACACAGTACATATCTGATTCGATACTCCATATCGGAGTATTACCATCGAGGCTGAATGTCCCTAGGGCTCGTCCGGAACCAGAGAAGATAAACGCCCCTGGAATCCGGACCACCGCGCTTGCACCAACCTCTTGGCTAAATGCCAAGCTCACCGAGCCTACCCAAAGTGGAATTTGGCGGCTGAGGGTAAATGAACTTGAATACTTAAACTCCCCAGCTACGGATCTAACTGGTATGCGCTTATCCAAGCTAAGGTAATAGTCATTAAGTAAGCTTGCACTGAAGCTTCTACTTGGCGTGTACCCCACCAGCCGCCAGCCAAATCTACCAGAGCCACTTCTTACAGGAGTGTTCGTGTTGCTGGTCATACCAACATCTACAACGAACATGGACCCAGATAAATCAGCTAAGGGTATCGTCTCACTTAACCTACTGCCAAAATAGCCCAGACCACTATAACCACCCCACCTGTTTGGTGTAATGCTGGAGAGATGAAAGTTAGGAGTAACATTGCCTGAGAGTTCCCTAACAGGAACCTTCATTTTATATGCTATCCTAGGATCTTCTCTTATCTCCATCTGAAATGTAACAGTATTAACATCTTCTACTGTTACACTATCAGACAGATTTACTGAAGGCAGAAATAGTGTCACACTCTCCGATACGGAGATCGAATCATATATAGTTGGGACGTCTACGTCAGCCATTTAACTACGCTCCATAGTACTCAGGCAAAGTAAAGGAGAACTCGTCAATGGTATAAACTCGACCAGACACAATACTGGTATTAGCAATGTTTAGATCAGCGCCACTGATTCCAATGGAGCCAGAGATGCGAGCAAGAGTAGTAGAAGCTGCCAGGGCATCAGTTGGATTTGCCACGAAGAGAAACCATCCGGCTGTACCACTTGCCACTGCAGTGCCCTGCCAGGTCTCACTTCCAGATTTCTCCATGACCCCGTCAGTAGGATCATCCTCAAACTCAAGGCCGTTGTCAAATGCTGCATGAACGAAGGCACCACCGCTAACTGTAATGGTAAGCAGCAATGTTCCACTTGGCGCAGCGTCAGGAGTTGAAGGCTGGGATCCAGAGTAGATAAGAATCTTTCCATCCTTCATCACATCCTTGAGAGAGCCACCCTTAGCACAGGCTACCACACAACCAGCTGCTGCAACCTCAGCAGTATCTACTGCAACTATCGGAAGAGTAAGAGTTCCAGCGGCAACACCAGCAATGACCACGCCAGTGAGCGCTGAATCATTTGCTGCTGTTGTTGCCCCCTTAACAAACAACAAGTCACCAGGAGCAAAACCAGCTGTAACAAAACCATTACCAGCGTCTGTAATGGTATCTGCACCTGCGCCACCATCTACGAACGCAAGACCGGCACCAATGACCGCTCCCTTAACAGTCCCCTTTAATCCATTGAGCTTGTCCCGCAGACCAGTAGAAAACTTAATCATCTTTATGCTCCTTCCTTAGTATTTATCCCAAGAACAACTAACACAGCCCTGACCTCATTGATAGTAAAATCAGAGCCATTAACATTAGCCAGTTTTAAATCTAAATGCCTACCTCTAAGATCTCTACCGCCCGCGGCCTTCTGGTGAATAATACCAAGCTCATTATTAGCTGGTACTATGTCTTGCACCACAAAATCTTTAGCATCCCCAGCAACATGCATCTTCATCCTACCATCTGTTCTATATGTAAGATAAAGTTTCCTAAGTCTCTTCTCCTCCTCAGCCCCAAAGTCAGTCGGCCCTGTCCTTATCCAAGCCTCTATGCTTGTTCCATTATCATTGTCTCCAGAATCAAGTACAAACAAACCATCTGTCCTACCACCAAGTAACTTCCCGTCATACTTAACCATTGAGTTAAAGTTATAGTTTGCATACTGGCTTACTGCCAACTTATTCAATGACACGCAGATTGTAAGCAACTCATCAGATGAAGTACCACCAAGATTAACAATATATTTCTTGCCCGTATATAGAGCGCATCCTCTAAGACTCTTAGGATATTCCAGTCTATCATACGTTAGATTAAGTAGTCTACCATCTGACGTACCAACACAGATTCCTTCAGTGGTTGTAAAAATCTGAATAGGAAGAGCACCAGCTATGTTATCACCTATAGCAATTCCATCTGCCTCTACGTCAGTACCTTCTACTGCAGGATAATTAGCAATCACTGTCTGAAAGAACTGTTTTGGATCCAGCCCTTTTAAAAAGTAAATCTTTTTCGTAGTGGAGATAAATAATCCTGAGCTAACCGGAGCCACCATAATTATTCTTGATGGGAAGTAGATAAAGTTCGTTGCTCTTCTGAACAGATTAGGAGCAAACGGCTCACTATACCAGAGAGTGCTGCCATCTGCGATATAAACTCTTCCGGATGATGCTCTGACAATGTTTCCAACAGGTGGATTATCATATTCTCGTGTAGCATCAGGGTATCGAGGATTCGTTGGCTTTGTATAGTTCCAGGCTGTTCCATTTCTTATTGCCCCAGACTGTGCGCCATTCATAAAGATTATTGAGTCACCATACTGACAGTATGACATAAACTTTTCTGGCGTCAATCCACTAACAAGAATCTTAGTGGTCCAGTCCATTCCAATGGAACAAAGATTATTATCAATTACTCCTAAACACTCTAACTCGGTATTCCAGAAACTATGAACATTCCCTGTGATTGTAGTCTCAGCAAAACCAAGCCGCCTACTAACAGCCCCTGTCATATCAATGTCTACATTGTATGCTTCAGCAAAATCCTCCACGCCTTCCTTAGGATCATACTTAATCCTCGAAGGATCATACTTATTGGCAAGGCCATTACTTCGCTTAATCCAGAGAACAGCAGCCATTAGTACCTCCAAATACTACTGATATGGTGGACTCGGTTCTGGCCTATCCACTCCCGCAGTTTAACTATTGCAGATTCTCTGTTCACTTCACTGAACGAATGAAAGAACTGATTGATAGTATTTACCTTTTTCTCTTGTTCAATTCCATCCTCAATTTGATCATAGATCATCCAGGCTGCTCCATGCACAAACAGCCCGCGGTGCAGATGCTCAGGAAATACAGATGGTATATCAGTATTCTTAGCAAGAGGGGCAGGACGAGTGTAGTAGACCAATGTTGCAGTATAGTCTCCGGCTGGCTGGTACCAAAGGGTCTGAGTTTCTAATGCAATATCCTTAGGTATCCCAACCTTATCTAACTTAGGATATGACATTAAAAGCTCTTCAACACCGTTAAGGATGTTCAGCTCATTACCATTTTCAAGTACTGCGTATGATATACTCCTAACAAGAGCATCTCCAACCATCTCAGACAACGAAACAGAGTAAGCATCTTCCGAGAAGTCAACCGTTCCAATCCTCTTCAACGCAGGAAGCTTTACAACGCCTGCAGAATAGCTTATTGCCTGATTAATATAATTATCTATATCCTCAGGAGCAAAACTATTATCGTCTACAATATTTGCAACTTCCTTACGTATCTGCTCTAGTTTCATCGTCCTGCCCTTCTTCTAAGCAAGTGTCAATTATTGACGCTTCCTGGGGTTAGTACAGCGGGACCTCAGTGATCATCATGTGCAGACGACCTTTTCCTGTTGTCATGGTACCATCACTGGTGACATAGACAGTAGCACAGGGGACGGTAGAATCTGCAGGAACGATACGACAGTCAGCACCGCAGGTGGCGAGCGCAGCTGCAGTAATCCAGTCACCGGCCGCGGCAGGATAGTAGCCCGGAGTTCCGCTGGTAATACCACCAGTTTCAATGAGATCATTCTCATCGACGAAGGTGACAGCACCACCAGTTGTAGTGGTTTCCAGCGGAATGGTGCATCGCCCAGCATCAACAGTGATGGTGCCACCAGCAAAGGCCTCGGTCACCTGAAAGCCAACCTTCTCAACAATGATGATGCTGGAACCGTACTTAGCCGCGGGGAAAGAAAAGCACACAGCGATCTTGGTCTCATCTGACCCAAGGTCAAGTGCTTTAATTTCCAGAGAAGAAATCCAGTACGGCTGATAAATCACTCGGTGCTGAGCAGGATTTCTGTAGTCAACCATAAGTTTATCGGTCATTTATTCCTCCTTTAATGCACTTCACCTTAGTGAAGCACAGCATAATGCATAAAGATAAATCCTTGAAGGAGCGTGCTGTCAGTGCCCTTGGAGAGGGTGACAGTTAGGAAACCACTGGCGTCCATGAACCACTTTCCCTTGCTCCCAGGCTGTGTGTCACCGTGCATTTCCTTAACACCAGCAACACGCCCGGCGGCCCAAGCTGAATCCATGAAACCATCAGGGTCAGCACTCTCACCATTCCCAAGGAAGCCAATTGTAACAGCACCGTTAGCGCCTCCGGCATATGCAGTAGTGACATAGAACCAGACGTTGAATACAAAAGCAAACTTGGGAATGTGGATCAAGTTGTATGTGCCATCGGCCAGCTCATACAAGGTCTTACTCCGGGCCAAGCGGAAATTATCCGCTGCGGCATGGGAGATAAAATCTGTGTTAGCCATTAAGTACCTCCTTAGGTCAGAGCAGTTGCGTAACTGGAACCAGCAACAACTCCGTAGTCATGGCCACCGAAGACGACCTTCTTCGCACCAAAGATTCCGCCACCCCTGATCATGAGGAAGCGTTCAGCATCCCGAGTGTACGGATGGAAAGCCATGACAGTGGACTTGGAATCACCAGCACCACCCCATGCCCAGGTAACTGCCTGCGCACCAAGAAGAACGTTACGATAGACGTTGGTTTGAACAGCCGGGATACGCTCAGACTTGGATACCATCAAGCCATTGTATTCGATCTCGACTGAGGGATCACCAAGTTTGCCGGCGGAGCGAAGCAAGTCACCCCACTGAGCAACGTTGGTATTCTGACGGAGGGCATCAAAGACATAGTTATGCAGGAGCACACGGTAATAGTTCTTACCGCTCTTGATGCTGGGCCGGACCTTGAAGACGTCCGCATGCTGTTTATTCATGAGCTCAGCACGCTGCTTCATACGATCCAAGAAGGTAAGATCAAGGACATCAGCCGAAGTCATAGAGGCCTCAGCAACATCATTCACCTTCAGGTGGTGGTACGTAGTGGGCTCGGTATTGGCCTGGGCAAAGGTCTTACCAGCAAGCTTATACCCACTGACACCACAGACACAGTTAATGAGGAAATCAGAAATCTTAGAAGACCACCATTCTTGCAGAGCAGACTTGCCTTCAGTAACCAGGTTATACGGAATACGCTGTTCTTCCATCTTGCCACCGGTGTCCACAGCGTGGTTGAACTCCTCGATGGTCATGGAGAAGTCCCTGAACTTCAGGCCTTCCTCATGCCCCTCGACGTCGTCATTGCCGACTCGACCTTCGCCAGTCAACGGCAAGCGGATACCAAAGGTGATTGTATCACCCTCTCCCTTGCCCAGCTCTGTGCGCATCTGGACAATGGAATCACTTCCTGTGCCGATCAGATAATTAAACTCAACAGCAGGAAGAATGATCTTAAAAAGATCTTTCGCCCACCGCTTTCTGGTCAGCGCATTACTGGTAACAAATTGAG